CGGTATGTATACCCTGGAGGAGCCGGCGGTGTTTCTAGCCTTCTTACGGGTCGCCATGGTTTTCTACGAGTTTCTTTATCGTGCGTCTCGGAATCACGAGAATTTCTATCTGCTACTTTTTTTTCTTCAGTCATTACATTGCCTCCCTAGATGCAATTTTTTGCTTTTCAGCCGCCACGCGCTTTAACCAAGCGTCTTCACTCATATTGTGCGGCTTTAGCCCTCTAAGGCGATCCACTTCTGACTGGGAAAACGTAACACCATTCTTTCTGCCTTGTGTTTTTTGACGACCACTGCCTACAGTGGCGGAAGCAACTCTTTGCACAGAGGGTTTAGCTTCGCCTTGCTCGTCTTTACTGTCAACATTTGCGTTCTGCAAATGTGGGTAAACTTTATAAACTCGATTATTTAGCTCATTATAATANTCATCAGAATCTGGCTCATGGCCTTCATTGATAAGGTTATAGTGCTGAAAATATGCGTACTGGGTAGCCTCTANNTTNCCCTGGTCTTCTGCATCTCCATACCATTTATTTTTTTCATACCACCCAAGCGCTTCCGGCGTTGGTTCTACAACGGGTTGTTGTACGGGTTGCTGTTGATGGGCGGGTTGCTGTTGAATAGCTTGTTGATATTGAGCCTGTTCGCTCTGCTGTCTGTTCTTAGCAAGCCTGACTTTTTCTTTTTGGATGCTCAGATCACTCTTCAAAGTGTCCGCTCTGCTCATTAGGCCCGCATCGCCAGATTGAACCGCTTTTTTGTAAAGGTCATCGGCTTGCTGTTCTTTGGCAATAATTGCCGCTTCTTGATTTTGTATAACGGTGCCGGCTTGTATTTGTGAATGATTTCTAAGAGCGTGTATTTCTGCTTCACGCGACTGCGCTATTTGCTCAGCCATCGCTGCTCTTTCTTCAGCTGCTCGCGTTTTGGCGTTCAGCTTGTTAATTCTTTTGGAAACCGATTTCGTGTAGGTCTCTAGTTCGTCATCAGGCTCCTCGACTTTAATGTCGATTTCTAGATCTTCTGCTTGATTATTTTCTGCCATATTAGACGCTCAGTATATCATCTGGATTTAAGATTGTGGCGATAACCTCGTCATCGTTAATAATTCGGACCTCTGCGCCATCGTCCAGCTTAAATCTAGCGCCAGAATAACGGCCAATGAGAACCCATTGCTTCTCTTCGCACCATTTCTTGTCGCCATATTTGTTTTTGTCTTCGTAACATAAAGGCCCCTGCTTAACAACATAAGCAACCACGGTTGCTAAAGCTTCTTTGTCGAGCGTTTCTTGAGTAAGCAAAATACCGCCCTTTGACTGGACTTTGCCGCCATAAGGTAAGACAAGCATCCGCCAGCCGGTTGGCTGTGGCATTCGGTCTAAAACAGATTGATCTAAAAGCGTAGGATCTAAAACTCTATCGTCTTGGTCAACATACGCATCTAAAACCGTTTCTGTCGCTGCCCCCGCCATGCTATTTATCCTTGTTAAGCTCTTTCAGCTCACCTTCAATATAGTATAGCGCATTTAGCTCGCCTTGCAAAAACTTATAATGTTCTATACTTTCTAATGCACCGGACATAAGCGTCTCAGAGATCTGCGTTTCACGCTCCCTGACTAATCTCTTAATAATGTCAAAATAAGTAAGTTCTTCCATTTGCTTGACAACGCTTAATTCCTAATTCCTAACTTTAAATTTCAAGCCTTTCGTTGCAGCACCCTTGCCTTTCATATTGACAGTTGCAGTAACGCCGTTGTTTTTACCAATCGCATTAGGATTTGGTTTATCAAACGACTTGTTACTTGGCACCTTTTTAATAGCCATAACCTCTCCTATTTTCTATTTTTTGAACCTTTAGGTCTGCCTTTTGGCTTCCCTTTTGCCTTAGCCGTTGGTTTTTTCGCGGGCACTTTTTTCTTTTTGGGCGCCACTTTTGGTTTTGCAGCCGGTTCTTCAGCTGCTGCTGGCTCTTCAACTACAGTATTGTTTCCAGCCTCAATCCTAGCCATTTTTTTAGCTATTCTTGCCATGTTTGCTGCATGTGACTTAGCTTCTTCAGCCTCTTTGGCTTCTCTGGCTTCAATCTCTGCCTGGCGGTCCAGTTTTTTTTGCGCCCTCAGTGCCGCAATTTCATCGACTCTATCGCTGTTCATGTTTTCACTCCTGGACCTAGCCTCTCATTTTTTGTTCCAATTCTCGCAGCTTCAGGTCCGCTTGCTGCCTCAGTCTTTGAATTGACACATCCAGCTTATCATCAGCAACATCTTTTTGCACATTTATACGCCGACGCTGGATTTCATTTTCTAACAATTTTTCTTGGCTTCGCTGACCCTGTTTCATTTCAAACTGGGTCTGTTCTTGGTCCATTTGCTTATCTTTAAGGTCTAATTCTTGTCGACGTATCGCCACCAGTGGATCGTCTGCACCACCCTGGCCAATAGATTGTAAAAACTCTTGCGTCAGCTGCGCCAAAATCGGTGCCGCAAATTGATCGTTTAACATCTGTATTTCTGTTGCAGCTGCTTGCGCCTGGTCTGGTGGCAACTGTTGCATTTGCCCTTGAACCCCTTGAATGCGTTCTTTTACTTCATCCGGTATTTGTTCTTGCGCAAGTTGAGAAGCCATAAACTGCAAATGCTGCATACAATGGCTAATGATGATTGACTGTATCTGTGGGTTTTCTTTGACCACCTGCGTCAAAAACAAACTTCTATGCGCCTCAATATGAGATTGGTGGTTTTGAGATTCAAAAGCCTGTTGCGGCTGGCCCATCATCAAACCGGCATTTTCTAATCCCGAATCGATTGGTTTAGGGGTCAGGTCTGGAGGTGGTTGTAACAGGGTCTCAGCATTGTCCACCCCTAAAGCCGCATACATTCTCCTGTAAGCTTCAAACATCCCAATGGGTCCATGGATCTCTGGGTTGCTCTGCACCATTGTCAACAGCTCTTGGGCAAGTGTGATTCTTTGAGATTGACTAAATATGTTTGGATCTGAAACAGGAACAATGTCGATACGATCATCAAAATCTGTTTGCTTGATTGCACCAGGGCCCGTGCCTGTGTCATATCCGTAATCTGGTGGCAAATATTCGGAAAATACTTTAGCAAGCAATTGGAACTCAAGCCGCTGGGAATAGTGCAGCCTTTTGTGAATAGCACTCATCACCTTGGTGCCGCGCTCTAATAAAGCTACAGTAGTGCCGACTGGCATTGCGGCGTTCGCATCACCTATATTCGTGTCAGCTATTGCTGCAAACCGCTTTCCAGAATCGACAAGATGCCCAGCAGCGACATAAGCACCTGGCTTGGTTCTTTAATTGGCAGCGGGATAAGGTTATCTCTTAGCGATCCGCCGGTTGTGTCAATATCTCTAAACTCACCTGGTTGCAGCGGATCATCTTCATCGCGTATTCTCATGCCCTTGGCTTTAAAGCCAGCTGGCAAATTAGCTAATGTTCCGGCATCAATTAGTTGTCTTAATATAGATGTGCTGGCTTTTGATATTCCGCCAATCATGTGAGACAGACCTAAACCATAAAAACCAAGACCAGGTAAAAACTTATATTGCACAAAGAAGTTGATCTTGTTTTTGTAAGCATCCCCAATGTTATAGTTTCTTCGTATGGCCAAAACCTGTTCCGACTGTTCGTCAATCGTAACAATGTATGGTAATTTCAATCCTGTTGGCTCGCCATCTTCTCCAGCATCCTCAAATCCTTCTAAATCTAAAATAGTATGCACTTCAAAAACATTATGGTCCCTGTCTTCTGCATAACTTGCTTTGATGCCTTGCAATGTATCTATTTCGGTTTCAACTTCCGATTCATTACTATCATAGGAATTTATACCGACATCCACGTCCGAATAGAACCCAGAAAGTTGTTGTTTTTTAATTTCGTTCACAGACATGCTGATGGCGTGCGTTACGCGCTCAGCGCTAGATAAATCGGATGCCTCATACGGCACGATCAAATCTTCAGGTGCGATAAACTTAGAAACCGCTCTATTTAATACGTTATCGAAATATACTTTTTTAAAGGCGCTGCCAGCCAGGGGTAGATAAAAGAGCAGCATATCCAGCTCTGGATCGTAATCTTCCATCACATTCATGATGTAGAAGTTCATAAATTCCTGAACGCGATCAGCTTGCGTTTCAGTCTCAACAGTCCTCGCGCCAATAATTTGTGTTTTTACAGGCCCTTTTTGCGGCAACATTTCTTTGTAAGCCTGTGCCTGGAATTGGGTAACGGCCTCTGCCAAAATAGGGTGAATAACGCCAGAGCTACCCTCAAAAGGTTGTGATCTACCCTCATCAAACTTCATGCCTAAATATTTGAGACCGTCGGTATAAGTTTTTTCCCAGTCTGATCTTGATTCTTTGTCTTGGTTGATTGACGCTAAAATATCAGAAGCAATCTTTTTTAAAATTTTGTCATCAATAAAATCGGACAAATTCGCGCCAAATTCCATTGGGGGAACGTCTTCTTCTAATTGCTCGTCGCCCAATAAAACACCTTCTTCTGAAACTAATATTTCAGCAGCGTCTCTGATTTGATCTGCACGAGAAGCCTCTGGAAAAACCTCGACAGATGAGCCAGTGACTTGCACCTCTGGCGTATCTTTCGCAATTTGTTCTCTTTTTTCTATGGCCATAATTCAGTGTAACACTTTACTTTTGCTAGTTGCTAATAATACACCACACGCCTCTTATTTAAAAAATCAGCTTCATCGGGATAGTCTGCTTCAAGCGATAAAAAACCACCTTGCCTGAATCTCATCAGGGCCATTGTGGCACTATCGCAGTAGTCATCGTGATCTCCGTAAGGGAAGCTTGCCATTTCTTCAATAACTTCGTCACTAAAATCTTCTTCTGGGGCCCAAACCATGCCACTTTCAAATATTGGCGCTACAGAGTTCATTCTTGCCACCTTATCTTGCCCTCGGCTTGGAGTATAGGATGTTACTGGTATCCCCATCCGCCTAAGCTCCTGAGTCAATGGCGTACCAGACGCTTTTGCTTCAATTAATACGCAATCAGGCTCCCAATATTTATATTCATCCCAGGCTAATTTTTTTAATTCAGGAAAATCAACGCGCACTCTTTTTGCGTCAAGCAACATTATTTGTTCTGATTCCTCATCTCCATCAACGCCAGGCTTAAATATCGCCCAGGTTGTTATGGCAGAATAGTCGGCGGTTTCTTTTTTACTAAAAGCCGTGTCATAGCTTTGTATTACATAAGAATATGGAGGCACATCTTCCTGCTCCCAACGATTCCACCATTCTCTTTTAACGATTGCCCCAGCTTCAGCTGTAGGGTTTTGCAGCCACTGAGCGTTCCATTTTGAGACAGGCAAAGAAGCTTTAACGGATAACAGCTCTTCTTTTGTCCAATATTCCGGCCACAAAGGCGTTTCTGACTCTGGCATTATCGCGGGAAATTCTATAATCTCCCATTGGTCAGCGTGTTCTGCGCTTTGATGCTTGAGCACCTTGCTAACCAGGTCTTTTGTGGACCAGCGAGTCA